CACTAACCGCCAGTCTACGCCAACCGGCAAAAGGCTCATACGAGATCAGGCAGAGGAAGGAAACCCTCCTCTGAATCCTGTACTAACACCTGATTAGAGACCACCCCGTCAAAGACGGAATCATCTCCAGAGGAATTAGCAAAGTGAAAAAACGTAGTCCTTCCTATACTAGGGGGTCGAGGTACGAGGAAAGGATCAAATTCAGAAGGGACAAAATCCCGACGAAGATGATTCCTCCTAATAGAGTCCCAACGACGTCGAAGCGTTCTATAAAAACGACGCTCAGCGACATCCATTGAGACCCTACCGAGCTCAAAGAGCTCCTTAATACCCTTCAACCGAAATATAGCTTCAACAGCATATATACCGCGGATTGTATCAAGAGATATACTGCCATCAGGAGGATCATCTGCCGAGGAAGGAATTCCTAAGGCAGCGATCCCGCTAGGCAATCTCGATCTCGCGTAATCCCAGCACTTCCAACCATCCGTTGGGACCCTGGGACCCTTCACAAAAGAAGAAAATTGAGAAAGATACAAATCCTGCGCCGAAGTACAGAAACGACCCACCGAAGGTAAACCGAGTCCCAGAAGGAACTCAGGTAGATACCACGGAACACACATTTTCTCAAGAGTCTGTTTATTGTTCGATATAAATTTTCCCAAAACAACCTCAGAAATCTGAGTGGGACAGTTGTTAATAAGAGTAGTGGCTAAAGAGCCTAAAGACTTATGGCCTGAACGATCCCTTCCTCCAAAGGACCGTTTCATACCATTAAGTATACCAAGATTAACAAAAGGCACAGGTCTTAACTTTTGATCCCTTAAGACAAAGGATCTAGAGTTTATATTCAAGAAACTAGGAGAACGATAAACCTTTCCAAGGGAAGGCATCATTCCACAAAGTCTTGAAACTTGTACCCATATATCGAAGAGGCCCAAAGGACCTCGGAAGACAGCATCATCTCCATTTATGACCATAGGAATCTGCGATAATTTGAGGGTATGGCCTATGAAAATTTCATAGACAGCTCTTATAATTGAACAGTTAACTATACATAATATGGGGAAAGATAGTATACTTCCCATAAGCTGACCTCGAGACTGTCTCCTCACTTCACCTTTATACTCGATAAGATGACGGGTAAGAACCCCAAAGACATCATTGATAGTATTAGTCTCAACCAGACCAAGAGATGCCAGTTCATGAAGAACTGATTCAGAGCACCATGAAAATAATTCATTGGTAGCATCCGAATAATCAATAGAATGATAAACATCAGTTGGGCCACAAGGGCCTAAAACATCATCGAGATAATCCCAATCGGAATCTAATTGCTGACCAATAAGTTTAAAAAAACGTTGGTTCTTAAGGCAACGCCACAAAAACATCTGAAGTGGCTTAAAGATAGTCTGATTGAAGGGAGGACCTTTTGTTATAACCCTAACCTTAAGGGCCTCAGAGAGGCCCAAAGGAACAGCTATGGGTTCTTCCTTAGAGGCAAGAACACGCATACGGTCAAATAGGGTTCGAAAGGTAGAGCAAAGTGGTCGATAGTCAAAAACAGGAGCCAAATAGGAAGCCTGTTCATTAAGACTGACCAACTTATGCCAGACAGATATGTCAGGTTTTTCTGACTCAATAAAACGACATAACTGCTTCTCGGTCTTAAGACCCACGAGAAGCTCGGGATGATCCATAATAACACCGACCGCTCCACCTAAACCTCGCGAATTAATATAATTAGCAGAGGTAGAGGGAAAGAAC